TTGTTTATATTTTACTATATTATAGTTACATAATAAAGTGAAAGGTTAGCACTTAAATAAAAATAGCCACCCGTAATGAGTGGCTATTAATATTAATTAAAAAATTGTTAATTCATTCTTTTTTCTATATTTGAATAAATCTCCATACCTTCGTCGGTTTTAAACCAAGCGGCTAACGCTGAATATGGATGTTCTTCAAAAGGAACAGTCATTAGTTTTCTATCATTAGATCCCCAAGTAAAAGTTCTTTGATCTGCAGATAATTTGATTATTCTCATTTCTGTAGCTTTAATACCAAAGTTTCTAAGTTGAACATTTTTATCATTAACTAACTCTAGCATCAATTGAGGATTTCTTCTAGCAAATAGTAGTAAATCCCTTCTAAGCTCTTTAGAACTCAACTCTGATACTTTAGAGCCAATCTCTGCTCTCATTATAGCTTCAGCTAAATCAATACTTATGTCTCTAGCAGCGTTTAATGCTTCTATTTCCATTTCTAACCAAGCAATTTGATTTTTAGCCTTTGCAACTGGTTTATCTTCATAATATAAAACATCTCTATCTGGATGATATAAAGAAAGTAATTTTTGTAATACTGTTTTTTCTTTTGGTACCATTAAAAATCCAGATCTAAATATAATGTGTTCCATTCTTTGATCACCTTTCATTTCATCGACAAAACATGTTCTTTGGTTGGAGGTATGCTTTAATTCTCTTTCGTAACCTTTTTGCTCATCAAACCAATGTATGTTCGCAGGTCTAATAGATCTAGATAAAGGTTTTTTACCACCTTTTAAATAATACATTCTGTCTTTTATTTCCCAATTATTTTTTGGTTTAGCTTTTACTTCAGGAGCTTTTACCTTAGGTTGCTCTACAACCGCTGTTTCTTGAACTATAGGTTCCTCAACCTTAGTTGTTTCTTTTTTCTTTGTCATAATATAATATATAATATAATTAATAAAAATATAAGGGCGATACTAGACCGCCCTTATAAATAAATAGTTTTACTTCATTAACATAAAGTTGTTAGCACCTTGAGTAACTAAACATCTTTCTGATAACATATGTAATTGCATTGCATCTAAAGCAGACGTAGCAGCCCCAACAGAACCTGTAACCCAAGTTTTCATTTTTCGGTTATCAGTTTGAGAAGCTCTGTATCTAACATGTAAGAATGGTCTTTTTAAGTTTTTACCTAAAGATTGATCATACACAGTAGATGTACCAGCAGGAATCATAACACCTCTAATAGCTGCAGAACCTGCTCTATCATTGATTGATCCTCTAGTAGCTTTGTCATTTAAGTATCTAAAATCAGATTTGTAGAAGTCATAAGAACCTCTTCTAAATCCTGAGAAACCTAAATTAAGCGCCATATCTTCTTCATTGTCAAATACTCCATATGAAGTACCTCCAGATCCGTAAGAATTCATTGAAGCTAACATGTCATCAATTGCTAGAGACGTAGCTCTATTAACAAACATCATATTTTCTTCAATAGCACCTTGCTTATCGAACTCAGCTAAAATAGCATCAAACTCTGCTAAATCAGTAGCAGCATTAACACCAGTTATACCTGAAGTAATATTACCTCTTGATTCAATAGCTGCAAATAAACCTTCAGTACCAGCGCCAGTACCAGCATCAGTACCATCACGAACAATACTTCCATTGAAACCAATAATGGAAGCAGCAGCTGTTTTCTCAGCTTCTAGCATTGCCATTTCTAAGTAATCAGTAAATCTTGCTCTAGTATCGCCTTCAGCTTTTAAGTACCATAAGTAACCATTTTGTCCTTCTTCTCCAGTAATTTCAACCCATCCAATTTGTGATGCATCAGATCCAGATACTTCGTAGTAATCTTTCATGATGATTGGTTTATTACTGTAAGATTTGAATGTAGGAGTTAATGCAGTTCTTGAATCAGCAGCAGCAGCGCCAGTAATGTCAGCGTACTTTGCTCCTTTACCGTACTCAGAACCTACAACTAATAAAGTTGCAGTACCATCAGTTAAAGTTGATAAAGCAGCAGTAGCATAAGGTTCAACTGTAACAGTAGCAGATGCTGGAGTTTCAACAACTAGTGCTCTAACTACAACACCAGCTTGTGCTATTAGTACAATATCATTTACTCTAATACCGTGATTTGCAACAGCAAAACCATTTTCACCGTCAGCAGATCCGTCGATATCATGAGTAACCTCAAAAGTACCATTAGTATCACCATCAGCATCAACTGTACCAACATATGATAAGTGTAATCTTGATTGTTCAGACCAAACTACTTGATCAGCAGTCATTGCCTCTTCCGCTCCAACTTGAGATAAAAAACCTGAAATAGTTCTCTGTCCGAAAACTTCAGCTTCTTTTTCCATTAAGTCAGGCAGGTATTGTTGCTCCCAGCCAGTCGAACCGCCTGCGAAGTCTATATAGTTGCTAGATAAAGTTTGTTGCTGTGCAGACGGAACTTTATTTAACAACGGCCCATTAGTAATTGCCATAATTTATAATTTTTTTAAGTTAATTTTTCTTTTTAATTTTAAACGATCTGTTTTTAATATCAGAAGAAGATTGACCTAATACTCTAACCTTTAAACCGCCAACGTTTGTTTCGCCATGAGTTTGTCTAGGATTTAGATTAATGTTTTTATCTTTAGCAACTCTGTTTTTAATAGCATCTGCTTTACCTTGTTCATAAAAATGATTAGCTATAGCATCAGCGTTCATAGCAGTAAATAAAGATTTATGATAACCTTTAGCATCATCAATAACATCTCCATTGTTAGTAAACTTATTAACAAAGTTATTGATATCACTCTGGGTTGTCTTTACTTTATCAACATCCTTAACATTGTATCTGTATTTTTTATCCCCAACTTTGTATTCAAAACCTTTGAATTCATCAGTGAATAAATTATCAGTTTTATTTAAAAATGTTTTTTTTCTTGCTTCGATTGTTTTCTTCTGTTCTTCAGATTCTTTATTGTATCTATTAAAGAAATCAATAGCTTTTTGTTGATCTTGAGTCAGCTTTGACCCAGCCTTAATTTCTTCATAGTATTTAGACTTTTGCCCGTCTAAGTAGGCTCTAGCCTCGGCAACTTGCTCTTTAAGGGCTATCTTTTTTTTACGTATTGTTTTTTCATCATCAACATCTTCATCAACACCGAAAGTATCTTCTAATAAGAATGATCTTTCTTCTGGTGTTAAATGAGATTTCTTATTTCTATAATACTCATCTAATACGTCAGAGTCGTCCATATCTTTAACGTCTCTATTTAATTTTACGTAGTCGTTTAAATCACCACCAGTTTCGTCCATAAACTCTACTAGTTTTTGAACTCCTTCTGGTAAAGGTTTTCCGGTAGCTTCTGATTCAGCAATTACTTCCTCAACGGCTTCTTTCACCTCTTCTACCTTTTCTTCTTCAGTGACCTCTTCTATTACTGGTTGTTCCTCATTAACAGCCTCTTCTTTTGGACTTTCTTCTACGTTTACTTTTGTTATATTATCCTCCTTTTCTTGAGGTGGATTACTTAAATCTACTTTAATAACATTGTCATCTTCTTTAGACTTAAATCTACCTTTATTATCTCGCGGTTGCTCCGCTTTATTTTCCGTAATCTCTTCTACGGGTTGATCTTGATTTTCATCTGTTGTTTCTTCAACAGAGTCAGTTACTTCTTCAGTAACTTCTTCATTTAGTTCTATCATAATAAAATTTTATAAAATATTAAAAAAAATTAAAGGCCGAATTTTCCCATATTCGCTCCTCCTGTAAGTATATCATTACCTGATGATTCAAATTTTTTATCTGCATCACCCTGTTTTCTTTGCTCAATCATATTCATTTGATGCTTAGCTTGCCTATCTACTCTTAGATCTTTTCTAGTCTCTCTTTTATCTTCCTTTTCTTTATCAGTGTCTTGTCTCATCCCTTCTAACTGAGAGTTTAATTCAAACTCAAATTGCATTAATTCTTTTTTAGCTTGAATCTCTTGTTGTAAGTATTGAATTTTTAATTGATTTTTTGTTTGCTCTAGTTGAGCTTCTGCTTGAGTCTTTGATTGATGCTTTTGAGCTTCAGCTTGTGCTGCAGCTTGTTGTGTTTGAGCGTTAGCTTGAGCTTGAGCCTGTATATTTTGTTGCTGCATTTGTTGATCTCTAGAGGCTTTAGCTTTTCTTTTCACTTTCAATAATTGATTTGCTAGTTTAACATTTCTAACAGATCTTAAATCTATAGCATCATCTAAATCAATTGATTGTTGTGCTATAGCAGCTTGAATATTGTTTTCCAACATAGCTCTTTCTTCTTCATCTGGTAGTAACTCTATAAAAATACCAAAGTCATAAAGATGTAAATCTTTTAATTCCTCTAATGTTGCCACGTTATGCGCTCCAATTGCTCTAATAAAAGCGTCTTTAGTAGGTGAATATTCTACTATATCAGATATCCGTAATGACATACATTCTGCTACTTCAGCTGTTAAGTATAACATTGATTGTAGTATATGCCTTGTTGCTGTATTTGAGTTTGCTGCTGCTAATTTTTGCACACCAACTAAAGCGTTTTTATCTGGTGTTGCAGCATCTCTAGCTTCATTTAATCCAGTAGTATCCCTTATCATTTGTAAATAATAATTATATGTAGAAATTAAACTTTGTATTTTATTTCCACCTCCACCGGATTGTATTTGTTGTATAGGTACTTTACCAGGATTACCATCACCTTCTGAAGTAAAACTTCTACCAATAACAGAACCAGTTTGAAAAAACATGTTTAAAGCTTCTTGTGGATTATAATTTGTACCATTACCAAGATCTACTTCCGCTATACCATCAACGTCTAGATAAACTCCATCTGGAACCATTCTAGACATTACTTGTTGTAACTTTAAATGAGTTAATTGAATCATGTCAGCAAATCCAGTTATTCTACTAACTATAGACTCTATTCTACCTCTGTACATTCTAGGCGCTACTATCTGATAATTCATTTTAACACTACCAAAATCAGATTCTGATCTCATCATATTATCAGCCATCTTCCATTTTAGTAACTTATCAGATCCAATCAAATATACACCTTCATACAAACACTCCACAACTCTTTCTAGTTTGCTAAAGTCACCGCCCATGCTTTCTACAGGTGGATTAAAAGTGTCATCCTTTTCAATTACCTTTTCACCACCGTTCTTTAATTTCTTTAACTTATAAACATCATTCATATGTGTCTTGTAATTAAAATACAAAACTTGAATTTTGTTTTTATCAGCATTCATTCTGTAATTCCCTTGATCATAAAATGTTGATCCAGATTTATCTACAATTTCTTTTATTTCAGGTTCTGTTAATTCCGGGAACTCTTTAACTAATTCATTTATCGGTATTTCTTTAACTTCACCTACATAATATACATCTTCAAAATAAGGTGATTCAGTATAAGAATACACCATATTAGCTGGATCAACGTATCTTACTCTAGCACCATCGGTCCAATCAAAAGTTGTTTTAGTTACACCTATTCCAATTGTTACTAAATCATATAAACATCTTCTTCTTACTAAATCATAATCACTAGCTTCCATCAAAACATCTATGGCTTGCTCTTCAGCTATTTCTACAGCTTGCTTATAATTCAGTTGCATGTGTAATGCTAGTTCTTCTTCGTTATCTGGCAAAGTTTCAGGCTCATTATCAAATATATCTATATCGAATTGCTCTTTAACAAGATTGCTAAAATTTTTAGCCTTCATATCATTCATTATAGATTCCATGTATGCGGTTCTTTTACTAACACCATACTGGTCTTGCGAAAAGCAATTTATTTCGTAATTTCTTTGTGACATGCCATTGACAACTATATCCACAAATTTAGGAACAATAGGTACTGGTTTCCAATCAAGATTTAAATAAGATAAATCACCATTTATAGATAATTCATTTTTATATTTTTGTACTGATTGCTCTCCTCTAGCATATAATCTTAACTGGTGATAATTATTTATATTATCATCATATTTAGAGGTGGAACCGGTAAACCATTCCTGCTTTATAGCTTTTGCAACCTCAAGTCCGTATTCTTCGGAAAGTTTTTCTAAATCACTAACTGCTTGAGATGGAAAGTTTATATGAGCGTTCGTTATCATACTTTATTTTTTATTATTGTCGATTGAAATCCTTTGTTGTTATACTTTAATATGTTTAGGTTTACTGGTTGTTTCTTTTGTTTTGGATTTGGTCTGTATAAATGCCTGTTACAGGCCATAATTGCTAAACCAGAGCTTATAGAAGCGTCGTGTTTTGTTCTTTTATTTATATCAAACTTAGACCAATCATTTAATGTCTCGTTAAAATACATGGTACCATAAGTGCCATCTTGTAATAACCCGACGTGGTCGTTGATATACATTTCAATAGCGGCCGCATGAGCTTGTTTTATATCCTCACTTGAGTTGGGTATTCCACCAACTTCTTTTTCTGCTACAGATAGTTTGTTCCAAATCTTATCTGGTCTATTCATGCTAAATCCTCTATAACCTCTTCTTCGTAAATAATATAATAATCTTGGTTTATTGTTTTCCGCAAGTATTGGCATACCATAAAATACTAATGCCATTAAAATATCTTCAAAAAATATCTCAGCCGTTTGCGGCCTTGCTATATATTCTAAAAAGAACGTATTAGCTGGAGCGTCTTCCATTGAGTATTTTGTTAATCCGTGTAAAGCTCCTTTTGATCCTCTACTATCTACCGTTCCAGATATATCATATGAGTCACACCCAAACGCGCCCATGTGTTCATTACCTGGATATTTTACGCCATTTTTTAATATAACGTTATTTTGTAATTTTCCACCTGGTACCCAACTAACTTTAAACCGTCCATTTGGATCTGGATTAAAAGTAACTTGAGTATCTTTAACTCCATTTGTCCATTGAAAGTTACCAGGCGTTAATACAGATGAATTTCTATTACCTTCGTTATAATCTATTTGCTCATATATCTTAACAAGATTGAATAAGCTATTACCAGTCTCATCTCTAAATGCGTGTTCTTCTGTTCTAGGAAACTGACGGTAAAATTCATTTAAAGCATCTTGATCATCTTTTAAACCGTGTGCTTCATTCTCCCAATGATCTATAACGCCATAATCTATTTCTAATCCTTGTGGATCAAATGCGGACTCTCTAGGAGTGCTGAATACAGGTTGTCCATATTCATCAATGAAGCCTTCGTAATTCCATTCCATAGGAATAAACAAAGAATATAATCCTGACTTAGTCTGTCCATTTCTGTTTCGCTTTGTAACATCTGAATTGTTGTATAAGTTTTTAAAATTATCACCTCCCTTATCTAAAGCATTACTAGTACTACCCATCATACATTTTCCAACTACCCTACTACCTAGTCTTAAACAAGTTTTTGTAACTCTCCAGTTATTTTTTATATTATCAGGTCTCTCCCATTTACCACTCTCATCATGTACTAATAAAGAAAGTTTCTCACCATCATAACTATTATCACCTGTATTTTTCCAGTCAATAGTTGTATCAAGTCCTTCCATATCATCTTGCTCTTCTCGTTCCCTCATTTTTTTACGAGTAAACTTCTTTGCAGGGACTCTATAAGCGAGTTCGGACTTTGGCCGGTCCATACCGTCCTGTATTGGTTTGAAGAAGAATGGGTAATTTAAACTAATTGGTACCACTTTATCAGTAAACATTTTCTTTGCATCACTACCGGTTTTAGAAAGTATCCCAAATCTACTATCACTAGCTAATGTAGCTAAATTAACAGTTTCAGCTGAACTCATAAATGAAAAACCAGAACGTCTATTTTTTAAATAACACATTCCGTAACTTCTTTTATCTGCTTTACAAGCCTCCCAAAATATAAAGAATAATCTATTTGCCTCTCTATAATCTGGAGCCCCAACATCAATCTTACTCCATTGTAAATACATATAGTGTGTACCTGTTATATATGTTGGTTTACCATTATTCATAAACCAAAACCCTTCCTCTCTTCTTTTAAACTCTTCGTCTATGTATCCATAATGTTTTTCTTTAAAGTCATCTGGATAATCTTGCCAATCAAATACCGTTTTAATTCTTTTAAAATCAGGATTAGCTGGAAACTGTTTCCATTTTTGTTCTGATTTAACTTTACTACAAGAATATATCTCTTTAGGTTGTTTAGGTAAAGCTATTTGAAAACCTTGTATCTCTATTATCTCACCTATCATTCCGGTTTTAGATATAGAAACTATGTCAGCTTCTTTATTGTAACCATACTTCCATTTTTTAGACTTATTAAGTCTTTTAATGGTGTTTATTTTTATAGGCTCTACAACCTTAACTAATGTTTGTTCGTACATTATTTAGATCTTCCTTCTGCAAATCCTTTGAAAGTAACTTTCTTTTCCTCTTCTACAGGCTTTCCTTCTAACATGTTTTCTTCTTCGTGGATTCTATTTAATATTTCAAACGCGTCAAATATAGCTAACTTCTTTGTAGCTGCAGCGTTCTTTAATCTATCTGCTGATATATCTTCGTCTGAATCAACTATCTCTTCTCTAGCTACCTTAATTAGCTCTTCAACCGCTTTGTGCCCAGCTTGGATTATGTTCCTTTTCGTTTCCTTGATATTCATATTTAATTGTAATAAATTTATTTAAAACTCTGTATAACCTTTCTCCATCAATAATGAATTCATATTCACTATTAGGCATAAAACCTACTAATTCTTCTTTATTATAAGTACCATCGCTATACTTAATTATGCCTATTAAAGGTCTTTCATCTTCAGTGTTAAAACTATTTACCGCTTTTAAAGGTTTTACAAAACTAAAACCAGGCATAGCTCTCCAACCTCCTTTTTTGTAAAGAAATATTTGATCTTGAGATATTATATATTTATTATCTTTCCAGTAAGATCTACTATTTTTCTCTCTACCCTTAACATCGTTCCACCTTCTAAATATGTTATGATGTACTATCACCTCATCGCCTTGTTTTAGTGGCGAATTAAATAATAAAGGAGTATCAACAACCTTTGCATTTCTATTCACAAATTGATGATTATAAATCTCAGTATTAAGTATTAAGTTTTTATCACCAATTTTTTTATAATTAGTATATCTTTCACCTATTGGTGATACTATAAAATCTTTATAAGCCCTCATTAGTATTCTAAGTTATACTCAATAGATATAGCCATATTTTTGTTAAAATCTTTCCAAGGTATAACTATATCTTTTTTTCTTATATATATACAGTATTTATCTTCCTCTTCTATTATATCGCAGATTTTATGACCACCATAAACTTCTTGTCCTACAGAATAGTGCATGGAATCGTTTTTATAATCTTTGCCTATAGTAATTTTTCTGATTATATTACTTTTCATCTTTCGGATAGTTAATAGTTCCATCTGCTATATTAATATCAAAAGAACCATATTCTTTAGAAAGAGTTTCTTGTAGATTTAAAATCTTTTTTTGTGACAAACCTAACTCATGTAATAAGCTATGTTTTTGTCCTTCAATTTTACCAATATTAAACTGTATATTATTAGTAATATTTACTATTTCTTGCATTTCTTTTAAATGCGTGTCTGATATTTTATCTACCTTTGGTTTTAAGTCAACCAACTTTTCTTTTTTTCCCATTATATTTAATTTAATTTAATTTAATTTTATACCTTAGAGTTATTAATGCTAATTTCGTGTTTTGACATTAAATATTTCTCTACCTCATAACTATCATCGCGTGATAAAGACGTGTTATAAATTATTATCTCCCCTATATTACCCACAAAACTAGAATTGTTAGCATTCCAATCACCTACAGAAAAGTAGCAAGCAGCATCATCTAAATCAGCTGCAAGATCGACACATGTTCCATTACTAATGCCAGACCCTGTTCTACCATTAACGTAAAAATTACCACTAGTTGTTCCAGAAGAATTCCAAACTAAAAGTTGTTTTCCGCTAGTTACATCTACACCACTATCAGCTCCCGCTCCTGTCTTTGGGGATGATTGATTAGTATCCATTTTGTAATGACCAACGTTACCACCAGCAATCATCTGGCACCAATCAGCATTACCAGGTCCAAATAGTCTAAATATATAATCTTGGGGTGTGAAATCTGTTTCGTCAGTTGACGCTATAACATAAACGGTCATGTCTTTATATGTAACAGTGCTACCACTTACAGCTCCTGATTTAGCATTACCGCTATTGTATGAGCACTTCAAATGGGATCTTGCGGAAAATTGAGCATTACCTACGCCTGTGTCATTTCTATATGCTGGTCTTTCAAATGCTCCAGTTGTTTCAATATATGCCCCTATAGCATTTGGTTTATTGTCGAGTGGCGCCAAGGCGTATGCTTTATTATCAACTCTATAGATATGCTCACCATTAGCGGTTGCAGGTGGCCCAAGAGTGGTCACGCCAGCATTAGAGTACATATGAGTTGTATCTGTAAAATCATACCACGCAATGCATTCTTTGAACCTAAGCGGATTAAAATGTTGTCTACTTTTTGTAGATACTGAGCTTCCTAAATTTAGCATTATTTTCCGAAATAACAGATTACTGGTTTACCATCACCTATAAATTTTGACCATCTACCAAATATAGTTGTTTCTGGAAAAGAAACACTTTCTGTCGTTGTCCCACCAACGCCATGAAATTCATCTAGAAAATATAACATATTGTCAGCATCTATACTACTAAGATCCACAACCGATCCATCAGCGTTTGTCAACGTAAGAGTTGTTCCATATGTTCCACCTGTTAAGCTTTCCACTACTAAACCCTGAGCATTAGGTCCTTGATAAACAGGGTCAACATGACCAGCGCCGGTATCTAAAGTAATTCCCGCATCAATAGTGTCCGCATCAGCACCAATTATGACGTATTGCCCTTTTTTTATTTTAGCGTTACGAGAAATATCTGCTATAGTAACAACACCAGCGCTAGTAGCACTAGCTGCTGCAGCCTCTGTAACACCTTGATAGTTCGCTGCTGAAAGTTCAGTATCATCTGTTCCTGGAAATTGAGGACCAAAAGTATCTAAAGTTTCTGTTATCATTGCTGTAGGTACGTTACCTGTTTGTAAAAATTGTATAGCTACTATAACGTGATCTTTAGGTGGATAAACAGGTTTAGCTAAGTTTGAAAAAACGCTACCCATTTGCCCAAAGTTATAAGCAACTTCTGTTGAATTTTGTCCCATAATTATTTATTATTTATTTGTTGTTGTTCATTTTTCTTAGACGATCCGCCGAAAAAGAAATCGACAACCGTGTTTACTTTAGCGCTCATAGCTCCAAATATTGTAGAGATAAAACTTATCTCAAATTCTCCTAGGTCTATATCACCCATCATGAAGAATCTAAACATTACAAAACTTAAAGCAAAATATGCTATTGTGAAGAGCGAGGCAAGTATTTTCTGAATAAGCGCATCGTCTTTATACATATCTCTAGCGCTCTTTCTGTCTTCGACTTCTTTTGCAAAAGCTTCAGCTTCGGCTTCGAGTAATAATCTTTTAAGCGCAAGCTTGGCTTCATCTCGCTCTTTGTCTGTTGTAATAACTTTATCAAGTATTCCTTCTGCATTTTCTACTACTTTACCGAATAAGCCACCTACTAAATTTTTT